AACCATCTCATTTTAAGGGTAACCTAGTAGTCTCTGATGTACCCTGGGGGCAATATTAATTTCTCTTCACGTTGTGGTTTAAGTATAACTCTCATCGATGAATCCAAAGGATTCAATGGATTAGCAGGTGACTCATGTACTTCAATTCTTTTAATTTCTTCTAGAAATCCATTACGTTCAATATATATTTTAGCATGGCTCACCGCATTCCCCTTTGACCCACCGGGTCCAGCAGTAAACTTTTCTAAATATTCTTGGAGGTGCTTAACGTACATTAATCTTTATAATAATCCCAACTTTCGCATTTGGTTTACTTTATCCTCTACTTGTAATGCTAATTTTTTATTATCCATGTGTAATTCAAGAATTTCCTGCTCTTTAACAGTAACTTCCTGGCGAACTTTAATATTAAAGTCTTCCAAATCTGTCAATCTTTCTTGTAGTTTTCCATTTAATTTTTGATGAGATTCATTAACCGCAAGAGCATTAGCAAGGCCCTCCTCAAGCTCTTTAATTTTTGCTTTAGCATCTCTCATCTCTGGAGAATTAAGCACAGTAGTGGCTTTAATAATACTGAGCTCACCTTCAGTTTCTTGTCTGAGCTTATGTTCTTTTTCATATTTTTCCTTCCATTCTGTCATGGTTGACATTATAGGATAGTTACCTTAAAATGTCAAGTATGGGAGTTCCAAAAAGATTAACAGAAATGCAGATGAGATTCGCTGAGTTTGTAGTATTTGGTGGAGTAAATGGACCTATGACTCAAGCCGAGGCAGCCATCGCTGCTGGCTATAGTGCTAACCGGGCTAGACAAGAAGGATCTGAATTATTGAACCCTAGACTTAGTCCTTTGGTAGTACAATATGTAGGCAAACTAAAGGAAGAGAGACTTAAAAAATTTGAGGTCTCTTACGAAGGCCACGTTGCTGAACTTTCTCGCATAAAAGAACTGGCTTTGAAGAAAGGGAGTTTTTCCTCTGCAGTAAACGCTGAAACAAATCGAGGCAAGGCAGCAGGATTATACATAGAACGAAAAATAATAAAGCATGGGAAACTAGAAGATATGTCAGAACAAGAGCTAGAAAACAAAATGAAACAAATTTTAGACGACTATGCACCAATTTTAAACGTTACCCCCGAAGCTCCAACACTGGAGCAAAAACCATCACAAACCAAAAAAGCGAAAGAACAAATAAAACCAAAAAATACTGTTGCCAATCAGACATCTACAAAGACACAAACACCCACGCCAACACAAGAACAGACGCAAACAGTAAAAATATAAGCCTATCGGGATTCCACATTTAATCTCTCCATTCTAGTGATGCAACCAAGTGGGAATATGTTTCGATCTGAATACGCTTCATCTTTCTCGTCATAACTAGCAAAAGTCCAAAGAAATCTCTTTGTCTTTTTATAGATGTAAGCAAACGACACCATCTTCGAACATTCAAATTTATCAAACTCCTCTCTAGTAGCATGTCCCCCATCAGCAGTGATATCAACCCATGAAATTTTATAGAAGAAGTATTTCTTCTTATTAATTGTCACATGCTTATATTTAGACTTTTTCCTTTTAGGCATTTTAAATTTATATATAGTAATCTAGGAACTTTCAAAGATTTCAAAAAGTTTGAAAGTTTTTTCTTTGCGAATATTCTGTTGGTATTGCTATGTTTTTGATACCTACTGACATATCTGACAGATTGTGAAATATGAAATGTCAAACAATTTGGCAGTATTTTGCTTAAATAAGCATTGATTTTATTATCTTTTCTCTCAAACTGACAGATTGACAGATTATTTTCAACTATTTTTTTATTTTGAAAACAATAATTTTTTCTCACATCCCTATATGCAGGCATCTGCCTAATTTGTGCCATAAAATCGCCTAAGAATTGCCATATTCTCATTAGCCGAAGCTGCTTTAGTAAGCAACTTATCCACTTCACCAGTAATATCAGTATGATCAACCATGACTGCGCCTGAAGCAGAGTTTTGTAATAACATATCTACTTTCAATAACGCATCTTCCATAGTGCTTTGATATTTTGACAGTAAAGCTTTATAGATTCGTTCTCTCATTGTCCCTCCTTTTACGTGGCGGATGCTTTATGCTCGTTATTAGATGTACTGATGTCATAGAAGACTCTCAGTATAGGGAATCAAGGGCGAACATATAGCTATAATCGAGCCCGCCACAACCCGGATGAAAAACCCCTCTATCCCAACTCTAAATTTTATTTGCTTCAAAATCTATTTCTCCTACATTTGCTTGTTCTTTTTCGTCATGTAATAGGTCATAATAACTGTCCAATCTTTTTAAAAACTCATGTTTATAACGCTTTAATTCATCGTCTTGAATCTTAAATTCTTGATAGTATAAGTCTGGAGTGCACATCATAATGACTCCTTGTCTTATCTTGCTCCCGTGCACATAGTCATGAGCCATGGCATAGGCTGCAATTTGCATATAGTAATCTTCTACCCATTCTTCTTTCTTGGGGCGGTTACTTTGCTTGAAGTCTCCAATTGTTTCCATGTCATTATGCATACAGATTAAATCTGTGCTGCCTGCGTAAAGACCTGGATAGTATAATGTAACTTCTGTGCCGTAGTATTCACTAATGGGAGTGAATCCTATTTCAATAATCTTTTGAGCCATCGGCTTGGCTTGGACACCCATCTCCGTAAGGTCTTCATACCCGCTCCCTTGGATGTGTTTCTCCAAGAACTTGTGCATGGCAGTACCCCGCTTACTAGAATAGTTTTTGATTCGCTCTGCTTCTTCGTCACCGACTTTTTCCTTCCAGCGCCTTAAATAAGTCTGATCTTTTGTATTTGCAAGCACCGTGGTCACTGAAGGAAGTCTCATGCCCTGGACATCATAGGTCCGTGATCCATGTTCCGTGTTCCGTGTCGCCTGGATGTAGTTATACTTTCTATTTAATTTCATCGAGTAACTTCTTAACCGCTTTCATTTGAATCTTGGTATTAATCACACCCTTATCAATAAGGCGTTGAACATCTCTCTGTCTCCAATAACGATCAATCTGTTGACCCAGTTTATTTCGCGTACGTTTTTTCACGTACTTCACGATCTTTTTATAATCCTCCTCGGCGGAGTATTTCTTCTTTACTGGTGAGGACATCGTGTCTTTCTCCATCTTCGGTATTCCTTGATCCATTGTTCAGGAGGCGTCCCTCTTCGTCTAAGATGCCATGCCCAATTGAACAGAAATCCTGAAATTTTTTCGATCCCGTGTAAAAATTTATCTATCATATATGGTAAAACGTATACCTTAACGTTAACTCTTCCCCTTCCTTAATGTCGCGTATGGTGACTAACGTCCAATGTTTCGCATTAAACTCTTGAGACTCTCGGAGTTCAACCTTAACACAATTAGCATCACCCGCATGGTTAATAAATCCACCCAAGGGAGTTCTGATAATCTTTTCTCCAATCTTGGTGTGGGTCATTCCCAAGTTCGTTCCTTGGGCAATTCCTTCTTTAGCAAACAGACCTAAACCATTGACTTTGCTCTGTTTGATGGTCAACGATTCGGGCAACGGTTTATACATCGTTCTGCTCCACAATAGCACGACTCCAAAAAACTAAACTCCCTAAGCTTTCATTATGTTTCATCGTATTAATACGTCTACAAATAAACTGAATGTTTCCTTTTATATAAGTTAGAGAACTATCAATCCGATCAATAGAAATATTAGTCTCCAGGTTTCCAAGACCTTGTATATAAGTCATCTGTTGTCCAGAGATAGGACAAATAAGGCCATACTTCTTTTTTTGCGCGGCCCAGGCTTCCATAAAATCTTTAAAGGTAATGGTAACCGATTTTCTTCCTCGAAGACGTCTTGCGGAGCTTTGTTTGATTGTTTGATAGGCACGTAATAGAAAAATTTCAGGCGACGCTGAGTATTTAGCATGACGTTGTTTCTCACGACACGCGCCACATTCGGCTTGAATTCTTTCTTTTTCTTTTCCCCTATAATAAGAGCTTTTCCAATGAAAATTTTTAATACTTTTAATAAGTTTACACTTAGAACACTTTTTATCATTTCCGAACAGTTCTCTCTTTCTAGGGTCATCGCCATTAGGATAGCGATGAATAACCCTTGCTTTTCTTTTCCGAGGTCCAAGTTCCAAGGTCATTTAATCTCTCTTCCTTGATTAAAGTTTCGGGTTTGAACATGACCTTTCTTATTGATGTAGGTACACCAGCCACTAAACTTGGGATACTTCAGCAGAAGACTTTTAAAAAGTTTCTTCCAACTCATAGCCTTTAT